AAGCCCTTTTGTACCTGCTTTTACAATATTATTAAGGGCTACCATTTCCTCGCCTGAACCCATCCCCATTGCACCTGCAACTTTTTGTCTATTTTCATCGCTGAGGGATTTTAGTTTTTCAAACTGTTTGACCATATTGTCAATGCCTAGGAACTTACCTTTCGCATTGGTAAATTCTAGATCTATGCCAAATTTTTCCTTGACTTTATTTTTATTGGAAGAGCTTGCGAACTTAATTGAGTCATTAATAATTGCACCTAGGCTTGTACCTACTGCCTCTCCGGTCATCCCATTTTTTACCAATAATCCAACAAGCGGTTCTATTTTTTGCGCGGTTATAATTCCCTCTAAGCCTAAGCCTTTAAGGGTACCTCCTACTTTACTAAAGGCATATTGGAGCTGTGTTAAATCAGCCCCCATGTTCACCATACGTTGGATATTATCAATGAATGGATTGACATCTTTATCCGCAATTGATAAAGATTGTTTAAAAATCGCTACCGATTCTGCCGCTTGCTCATAAGGAACTTTTAAAACAACTGCCATTTTTGCTGATGCTTCTAGCGCACCACCGACAATACTTTGTTCTGTAATACCAAGGCTTTTTAGCTTTGTCGCCATCTCATAGAAGTCTTTAGCTGTACCAGGTAACTGAATACCCAACTGAATTGCTTGTTTTGAGATAGTGTCAAAAAATGGGCTTACGCTTCCGTTACTTTTCATCAGCACACTTTTTAATTCTATTTGTGCTGATTCAAGATCAGAATACGATTCAATAACCGTTGCAACTGCTCCTTTTGAAACTAAAAAGGCACCTTGAGAAACAGCCCCTATAGTAGTAATTGTTTTAGTAAGAGTCCCTAATTTTTTGGTTGTTTCCTCTGATGCTCTTCCCGTATCCAATAAAATAGTTCTAACCCCATGGAACCCACTTGTTATAGGTGCTAAAGCGCTACCCATCCCTTGTAGCTTTTGTGTTGTCCACTTGAATGAACCACCTACGTTCTCAGTTCGACTGGAAACCCCTTGCATAGTTGATGAGACCGTTTTTAACTGTGTATTTACTTTGCCAAAAATAGGAGAAAACATATCTTTTGCAGTGAGCATAATCCCTAATGTCATCATTTTATCCATGGTCTCTCCTTTTTTTGGTATACTGCTTTTATGAACACGATCAAATTAGCAATCGGTCTTATTTTAGGCATATTTGTTTCTGCCCTAATAGCTTCTATTGTGATGATAATCATTGCGGCGATGGGCTTTGATAACGCATCCCCTTATTTTGGAGTGCCTGTTTTTATCCTCTTGTGCGTATCCACTATTGCCCGCTTTGTGCGAGAAGAGCACACTCATCCACAAACTGCATAAATACTGACATATCCATATCCATCATATCGCTATACCCAAAATGGAGCCAATGCCCCATAATAGACATAGCCTTGATAGAATCATCACGACTTATTACAAAAAACTCTTTAGAGCCTCTTGCACTTTTGAGAAATCTTTGAGTGTTAAATCCGCTACATCATCCGATGTCATAACACATAAATTACCAATGAGTGCAATTTCACGCTTTAATTCATCACTTTCATGTGATACCATCATCCCGTCTTTAACTTTTGGCTCACGCATCTTAATTTTTATACCATTGGATATGGTAATTTCTTTATCTCCATTTGGAAGATCAGTAATATACTCAGGAGCTTTTTCATTTTTTTTCATAATTCAATCCTTTTTTACAAAATATGATTACGTAGATCAGCGTACAGATCCACACCGCCGATAACACATACGAGGTTCTTAATATCAATCGCAACTACAGGTATGTTATTAATAAGCAGCGCATACGATGAAACTGCAATTTCAAGTGTCAATTCAACCTCTTTACCTCGTTCTGGAAACGGGTTATCAATAACTTTTACATTTCCACCTAGTGTCGCCATGACTGGGACTGCTTTACCGTCTTGTACGGTTGAACCCTTACAGATAATGAGAGTTCCGGTGCCGAAGAGATTACTCGCAGCTGTGTAGGCAAGAGGGTTAAACTCATTAAAGACGATCTTTGCACTCATCGCTTTAATTAGAGGTATTACCTCTTCCATAGCCATTGCCCCATCTCGCTCGATGGTTTGATATTCAATTTTTGGAAGTTCACACGTTTTGCTTACTCCCACGTTTCCGATACCATCCAACAGGATGTTCATATCAGTAAATACTTGACGACTTCTACCCATAATTTTCTCCTTATCCGTTAATAATGTTCAATAGAACATCACTGTAGTTATCCACATAAACAAGCTCAATATTTAGCTCACGAATCGTTGGCATGTCTTGCACTTGAACCGTTAGGTAGAATTGACCATTCGTGACCGTGGCTTTGGTATTCTTGATCGGATCAAAGAACGCATCAAACCCAAGAACAACCCCTGCACCTTTAAGACCGTTCATGAACTCAACCACTGATTGTCGAACATACACGAGTTCATCCGCTCCACGGTCACGTGCCCACTTTGAAGCCAACGTAATCGCACGAAGCATCTTGTAAAAAGAGCGAACACGATTAAGTGGTTGCCAGATCGGATCGATATCGGTTGTCTCAAATCCATATGAACGCCAACCTACATCACGAACAATAGAGGCAATCCCTTTATTACGTAACCGACGTGCCTCTGAGTCTTGACCATCCGCATAATCAATAATGCGATTAGTCGCGCTCACTGACTTGACTACACGGTTAGATGCGCTCTCAGCCCATCCAAATGGGTTACTCGCATCCATAGCGGCAATCAACCCAGCCCACGCAGGAGAGGATGGCATATCGATACCGCCAATGGTTGCCGTAGTAGGACCGACTAATAAAACAAATCGACTCCCAAAATTTGCCCCATAGGTTACTGCCAACGGTTCAGTGGTAGCCGTAACATCTACAATAGCCGTTGCCCAAAGGCGAGAGGCTATAGCATCTATTGCCAAAGCTACCGTTTTAGATCCTGATTTATCAGGACATACAATCAGATCAGGACGATAGCCCGTAATCGCTTCTGCTGTGCTCAACGCATTAATCGCAGTGATGATCTGTGCTTCCGTTGCCGTATCCGCCACTGCATTGATAATGATCGGACAAGATACCCCTTGAGCATCAATAGCCAAAAGTGCATTTTTAAGCGTACCTAATGTTTCTCCGGCAAATGCAACAAGCGCTAACTCAGCATTTCCAAAAAACTGTAACCCAAGCGTCCCTACATCAGTAGTCCCAACGATCGCGATCGGCGTTGATGATTCCACCGTACTCGGACGCGCTGCATTAACACTGATACTTCCATTTATTCCAAAATTTAAGCCCATAACGTTACCTCCCATATTTTTGATAACTGATGCATTATTTCCCCCAATAAATTAATTGATAGCTATTGCCATCTTCGCACAAATCCCATCCCCACTTGCGACCGAATATCGTGTGTAAAAAAGGTTGGTTTGGCTTCTGCCACTGCATATATAAGAAGTTTTGAGCCGTATTGCGTGTGTTCCAAAACATCGATGCAAAGAAGTGGAAGTTATCTTCACGAGCGTCTCCCAAGTCAAACGCATTACCGAACTGTTTACGCTCTGCACCTTTAAGAAAGAACGCCCAAAACTTAGACTTTCGTAGTTCTTCTACTCGACTGATATCAAACGTATCATCGTTTGCGTCAGAGTCAAGGAAGCCCCAAATTAACCAATAGACAAGTTGGTATTCAAGCCAAGATATTTTGCGATAGTGGATAAACCCTTTTTCTTGACAATGTTTAGATTCAATCTCCCACCCAGATATAACCAATGGGTAAGGAGTAATACATATTGAGGTTAGGAACCGCTCTCGTAACCGCTTCAAATAGATCCTATTTTGCAGGACATAGTTAAACACCACATTATTCGCATAGCGTCGAAACGGTACCGAGACAAAAAACCAAACATAGCCGATCAGCTTTGACAGTACATGCCAAACAAGGATTAAGATATATTCTAAGTACTTCATGAGTTCGCTCTCACAAACGCACGGGCTTTATCACGCTTAGCATAAAGGGCATCCATATCCTCACCATCTTTTGGTGTATAGCGTGGTAAGACTTTAAAGTCTGTAGCCGATAAAAACGATAGTTCTTCTTGCACTTTTTTAGATGTTTCCATTGAAGATAAAGCAGATTCAGAGACTTTAATTTTCCCATCTTCGATTACAAGATCTTCTTTTTTATGAATAGCAAATTGTTGCCATACACTTGAAGGCACTGTAATAAACGGTTCTTCCGGCTCAAATCCAAAAGCCCCAGTAACGTTGTTTTGTTCATCATGAGTAATAAAAATTTCATTCATTGTGTCTCCTTATTTATGTGGATAAGCAGTAATCGCGATGGATTCCCATGCGGCTACTCCTGCTGGTAGAACAGCGTAATACATACCCGCAGGTATAACTGCACTCATAGTTCCGGATTTTGTATTGGCATTAATGTCATCGCCAAGTTGTGCCAAAACACGAGTTGGAACATTCGTGTTTCCAACAACGATTTGTGCTCCATTCATATAGGAGCCATTCAAGTTAACAATCAACGTCAAATCGCTAGCTGCTTGATAGACAGTGTTATAGGTAATTGAAATATTGTTATCGTCATACATAGGAGTTCTACCTGTACGGGATACAACCCTATAAAATAAGCCTCCATCAGATTGAATAATTAGGGTTTCTCCGGAAACTACTTTAAGAGACGCGGATTCGATCGAGTTGCCATTTAATGCAATAGTTACCGGAGTATAAGGGGAAGTTCCTGCATTCTTTAGAATAAAACAACTCCCTGATACTATGGTATTAATAGGTGGAAGTGTCACGGTAATGCCAGGACTACATATTTGCATTTTTCCGGAATTAGCCTGAGTAAGAGTAAAAGAGGCTAATAAAGTACCGGACTGCTGTCCAAGGCTCCCGATAGTAGAAATATTTGCATATAGCCCATCAAAATACATTTTTAAAGCAGCTTTTAAATTTGCTCCTGTAATCTTTCTCCATGAAGTGGAAGCTGCATCAAAAAACCCAAAAATATCCGTATCGTAAAAACTTGTATTGGCCGTTGCATTATTAGTCGCAGTACCTATTACTTCAATATCTGCAGTCCCATCAAAAGCAACCCCATTGATATTGCGAGGAGTTTTAAGCTTTGTTGCCATAGCCGCATAAAAATTTGATCCCGTAATAAAATCTATTGCTGCTTTCAAATATGATGTACGGTTGGCCAACTGCTTTGCTTGCAAATTGTCGATACCATTTGCTCCACCAACTACCGGGTCAGTTATTTCAAGTTGATAAATGCCTGATTCGTATGTACCTGTTTCAGGTAAAAATGCCATTACGCACCTCCTCTATTATAATTTCCATCTCTAAATGTTGTTCCGTCATGTTTATTAGCTACATTCCTATAATCGATACGAATGAGTCGTGAACGTACAGGGGCGACACTTTCGATTAATCGGCGCATCTGTACTGCTTTTGTGTTATTCATTGATCTACTTACAAGAACTACAAACTCAGCCCATTGAGAGAGATACCCATGCTGAGTCAGTCCATTACGGGTAGTCGTTCCATCTCTTAGATTCGAAAAATTACCCTCAAATACTTGGGCATTGACATCGATTACGTTGATTGCTTGACGCACTGCCCAAAGAGTCCCACGTCGTTTTTTGATAAGCGGCATCCGCATGATAAAATTGCGCTGCTCTTGCTCACTGAGATTATCCCACCAGTATTCGATACCGTAGAATTTTCCAAGTGCCGGAAGAAACCGAGCATCGCATCGCATAGGATCAAGTAATGGAGCATTCCAAATCGAGGCTGCAATACGCGCTCTTACTTCTTCGCTGAGATTATCAAGGTTGTGTTCTCGCTCGCTGTAGTGAGCCGGTAATAGACTAGGCAACGGATACCCCCATCGAAGTTACTATAGCAACTTGCTCACGGGTTACCACCACGGTAGCTACTGGGGCATTGAGGGTTACATCAAGTACTCCATCGACTGATAGAGCGGATATGATAGCTCCGACCGTCACGTTATCACCGATCTTAATCGCACTTAGACGTTGCGCCAACCGTATATGTGCCTCATTGAGGGTGGTCGCTGTATCACTGCCTTCTGCGATCTTAAGAGCGGCATTAACCGTATAGTTGATTATCCCTGCCGCACGAACGAGAACGGTATCGGTAAGCGGATGGACCGTCTCGCCCGAGGTAGCATTAACAACTCTAGAGATCATCGTCGCATCTACACCGCTTAGAGAGTGAACGATAACGTCCACCGTTCCGGACGTTGAGCTGAAAACATTAATATCATCGATACGGGCATCGGATTTGAGAGCATGAAGCTTATAGCTGTTTGCACTTCCGGCAGTTGTCTGATCTTCGAATGATAATTGGATACGTGAGCGTACTGCTTCATCGCTCTCTTTATCGCTTCCACCCGCATAGGCTGAAATCGACTCAACTTTAGAGAGATAGGGTTTAGGATTCAACGTCGCACTCACCGTTGCATCGCTAGAGCTTACATACAATTGCAATTCAGCCGTTCCATTGGCACTTAAACTTCCCATTGGGATAGTCACTGCGCTTAAAAGAAGCGACAAACTTCCGTCACTATTTAGTATTTCTAACCCCGCATCAAGCGTATAGTCATACGACAAAGTTGTATTAAGGGTGAATGTGACGGTGGCCGTCGGTTTGGCTCCCTGTAGTCGGTAAACATCGAAAAAGGCCGCTACAAAATCGAGGTTAGTACCCGTTGCACTCTGCCAAAAACTGCCAATAATCTGTGCATTGAAAAAGTTTCGAAGCATCATTTCGCGATAGGCGAATGTCTCAAGAACGGGCATTACATCGTCTGACTCATTAGGCACATAGCCAGGTACTCTCATCTGATGGATGGCTACCAATTCAGCAACGATCTGCTCAAACGTTTTAACTTCACACATTGGAGGGATTAACATTACGCTACCCCTACGATGGTGTTGCCATTATTGAGAGTAAGTGCGAAGGAGAATACTCCGTTCACTGTATCGATATTTTTGAGCTCGACTTTAGTGACTTTGACACTCTCCCATTTCTCAATCGCCTCTTTGCAATATTTGGCAAACATAAGGCGTACCTCTTGGGTCAACGCACGATCACGAAGACGGTAAAGCTCAGAACCATAAGTCGGTAGTCCGACACGCTCCCCCAATCGGGTCGTAAGAATACGGGTAATACGCTGTGCTAAATTCATGGCCGTGTTCCCGTATTGGATGGTCCACTCATTACACCACCATGGACGTGAGAGGAGAGAGAACCTTTTTCATCGGTGATAGTTCCGCTTACAGTTAGGTTTCCAGTGATAGTGACATTTCCGGTAATTGCAGTATTTGCAGTGACAGTGATTCCTGATGGAGCCGTAATCCCAATACTCCCGACTGCATTGATTGTAAGTGCTTTGGCAGTCGTGTCGTAGGTAATAATTGTCCCGTCTGAAAACTCGATACCAGATGTATGATTATTTGCCCATACAGGTTCTTTACAATCCTTATTATAGATAGACCCCTCGGCATGACCTCCGTCTGTTTCACCAAATGGAAATTTAACTTCGACCTGTTCTCCGATCTGAGGCGGGATCCATATCTTGATATGTTTACTAGCTTTCATGACGTATGGAATCCAATCTGTAACGCGCTCGAAGATTTGAACACGCACCAGTGCTTTACCGTCGGGATCAACTGCGGTGATGGTTCCGTATTGGATAAGGTTTTCAGCTTCCATCACATCTCCCATGCCGCAGTGGAATATTCCACACTAAATTTCATTCGTGATCCGCCGTAAAAATGATCTTGATGTTCTGCCAAAGTATCATCCCCATCATAGGTTCGATATTCGATAAAATCATCTCCCTCAGTACCTATGGCAGTTAATACACTTGACATGATTTTGCGTAGACTTTTCATTGTTGTATTTTTATCAGATACTAAAATATCCACCTCGATCGATAACGAATAAGAGAGTGATCCGCTTGTTCCAGAATCAGGTTTTGAGCTGACGTCACGGACTACGATAGCCGGCATATCTTTTTCACTCAGTTTGTGGACGATCCACTCATCAACTTTGACGATTCCATCCGATACTTTAAGAGCGGATAGACGTGCTACAAAAACATCGATGATCGCTTGACGCTTACTCATGGTCTATCCTCACTTAAATATATTTTTTGAATCCCGCCGGATGGCTTGTCTAAATCTAAGACATAGAAAATAGTGCCGTCGATTGTTATCAAGTCTCCATTTTCTATACCTTGGATGTCACTTACTTTACAATGACATGATGGTACCTCTCCATGAACTTCATGTGTTCCTGAAAAAATCACATCGCTCTTACTTCTAAAATTAACTGAAATCTCAACCCCGTTATAAAGCGCAGTCGATCCAAACTCATCTGTATTTAAAAACACGTCCAAATCTTTTTCTAACTGCGCCTTAAACATTACTCTACCCCGTAGTGCGCTTTTAGCGCTTCGATAAGAGTTGCTTTTTTGCCATCTACAGTTTCGATTTTCAGTTCAGCGATACGTTTTTTCATATCGTTAAACTCCATAGCATCGATAGACTCAGCAGTGACTTCGATTGTCTCTTCCGGTTTGGATGAGCGTGTTGCTGTACCTGCTCCGATCATTCGGTTCCCGAGATCATCACCGACCTCGATTACCGTACCCGCTTTATGATTTGTCCCACGATAAGTTTCGGAACGTTCAATTATTACCCACATGACTGACCTTATGCCGCGTTTATTTTGACGTAAACAGTCCCTGCGGCTGCAGCGGCTTTAGCACTCACCGCACGACCTGCACGTGTATTTGACGTTGCGGTAGTTGTAATCGCTCGGGTGGTTGCATTGAAATATACGACATCTCCGATAGCCATTACATCAGCTGTAGTCGCATTGATCTCGTATACATCTTCAATCTTAAGCCCGATAACCTCACCGGTTAAACCGCTTGTTACAGCGATACCGATCATACCGGTGCCTAGAACTACAACATCACCTACATCGATTGCACCCGGACAGGTATAATCGATAACATCACCTTCTTGAACTTCAATTGCTTCTTTTGCCATGGGTTACTCCTTACTGACCGTTATTTTTATAAAGACCGCGGAAATCTTCGGCGAATACACCGAAATCAAACACACACTCATACTCGACACCGCTAAGATCACGGTTTTTCTCTGCCACAATCGGACGGCGGTTTGTACCTTGTAGATATCCGACTTTCAATGTTCGGCGTATAGCTGCCATATACCATGCAGTTGCCGCGAGTTCGGATTCGACGATAACATCAAAAGCATTTCGGAATGGATTTTTTACTCCGGCATTTGCTTGTCCGAGTTGAGTTTCACTGGTGATGAGTTGAAGAGCTAATGTCTCTTGCTCGGGAGCAACGATTAGGAATTTAGGTGCGATGCTGAGGGCTGTCCCTGATTTATCTTTTTGACGACGCAGTAATGTACGAGCGACTGTAAGAGAATCAGTAGATAATGCTGTACCGATAGAGGTATAGTTTGCATGAGCAGCATCAAAAATCGCTTTATTATCTGCCATTTTGTAGTTTGAATATTCGCCTTTACCTTGAAGCAGATCATAAACAAGCCCATTTGCTGTTCGTTTTGCCATCCCACCAAAGTCAAGGATAATGTTATTAAACGCTCCGAGATCATCATTGATCAACATCTCACGGTTAATTTTCAAAGATGCCCCATAGGAATGGATACGCCATGATTCTGTAGTCTCAGATGCCTCTTTACTTTTCTTCTCACCGCCCTCGGAAAGTTTGCCTAAACGACCTGCCAATCGATCACGGCTAGCTTCATTTCGTGTTTTGAAATCAGATACATCTTCAGCAGTGGTCCACATATCGAATGTTCCTGCTTCTTCTTCGTATGCGATAGAGAGGACACGGTTTGCTACGTTTCCAAGCAATGTAGGAAAATCGCTCGTGCTCATTGCACGCTTGATCAGTTCATTTTTGTCATATCCGGTATACCCGGTAACCATACGAGCGATTTCGAGCATAGATGCACCACGGAACTGATCGACATCTTTGTGAGCATCAGCGACACTTAACCCTGCACGCATGATCAGAGAATCACCGATAGCACGCATCAGATCAGATTTATTTTGAGTTTCACCGCCGTAAAATACAGAGGTTTCAAGACCGCGTTGAAAATCAACATTAATTTGTGACTGTGTTGCTGCATCGAGCATTGCACGCGCCAAATCATCAGCACTTTTTGTTTTGTCATCGATAAACAAACGCTTTACATCATCATCGCTCATAATACCGGGTTTAGCAGTGATGAGATCACGAATTCCGGCTACACGTTTGAGTTCCATATTTTCAGCGGACATTACAGATACCATTGTTTGGATCTCTTGATTTTTACGCTCGATGGCGGCACTGTCCGCACCTTGTTTTAGTTCTTCGAGTTGGCGTTGTAACGCTTCCAATTGTTCGTTCACGGTTTCCCCTTTATTTTGATTTTCACTTCGACCGATTCCTGCACTAGGATCGGCACCGATATCCACTAGCGATGCTTCGTGGAAAGCCCACAGTATTACTTCTACGAGTGGGATATTTCCCTCGCGCTCAGTAACACGTACCTCTTTTTTAGATCCACCTACTGAAATCTCTGTAAGTGTTTCCTCCTCTACCATTCCCCAAAACATATCCGCATCAGGGTTGGCTCGTGAGAACACCGCCTCAGACCGAAGCTGTCGGTTAGCAAGTATTACATTCTCTAACTTCCCGAGTGGTAGTTCACCGTATTGTCCATTTCCATGCATCCATCGCAGTTTTGCAGTAGCAGCTCTAGTAAGGTCTACGTTCTCAGGTCCATGCAATAAAATCTCGTCATAGTATTGACCACTCCACGGGTCATAACGTCGAACTGGTGTTTCAGTAGATATCAGTAACGTAATACGTCGTTCTTCCGAATTAACCGATCCGGGTTCGATCTGAGCGCGTACAAATTCGACATTTTTAAGTAACTGTTCCGGATCTAATTTTTTAGGCATTCGCTTCCTCCTTTGTTAAAATTCCCGCTTTCTTTAGCATCTCATTCTCTTTGACACGATCAGCAATTACATCTTCTAAAACTTTTCCGCGTGCGGCGGCAATATCAGATAGGTTAGTAAGCCCCATGTCATACTCTTTTTGGATGGCATTTATGTCTTTGAGCGGATCGACCCACTCACGAGCAGGAGCAATCCAACGAGGTTGACAAAATTCTGATTTATTGAGAAAATAGGCGGTAACTCCGAGCCCTTGGATATTTCCTGCCATGACATTTGCATCGAGCCAATCTTCAAATATTGGGTTAAGGACATAAGTGGCTAAGTGCCATTGTTCGTTATTGAACCGTTTATGATCTTGGATAAATGATGCACGTGCGCTAGAGAAATTGACCTGAGAGTAATCTCGGAATGCAAGCTCATAACTGACCTTACGGGCAACAGCGATAAGCCGAACGCATGATCGGACGAACTCACCGTATTCGGTACCCTTGATCGTTGGGTCGTACTGGTGCATTTTTTCACCGCTGTTCAGGTAGTGAACCATTACACCGTTGATATCGTAGATCGGGTCGAGTTGTTCATCATCTTTTTTTAGTAATCCGGCTATGTGCCCTTGTACATTCGGCGTCTCGATAGCATAAGCGACACTCGCGCGAGCCCGTGCAGATTTTAGTGTGGAGGTTTGATATCCGGCGAAGTTGCGAAGATCGACAATCGCCTGTTTGTATTCGGATAATCCCCGATACTGAGTGGCACGATTGTCCATTCTAAAATAATGGATAACCTCAGATGCAGGAACTTTTACTGAGCTCATAAGTCCATTTCTGAAAACGTAGTTTTGAGGAGCGCCTAATGTATCGAGTTCGATCCCATCAACGCTGCTTAGAACATTTGAATTATCTACTCGGACTTTATACGAGACATCAAACCGATCTGCCTCGATAAGTTGAATCTGGAAAGGATTGCTTTTTTTGCCGGTCAGGTGTTTTTTAATAACGATCTCACCGTCACACATACGTTGAGATAGAATAAGTGACTGTATATCCCCAAAATGCTGACGGCGGGTAACATCGCAGTTATTAGGCTTGATAAACTCAGCCCATAACGTCTCAATCTGTTTATCGATATTGTCATTACCTGTTTTTGATTGGAAAGTAAATCCATTCCCGACACTATTACGAACGATAGTCGCATCAATGTTTGCCATGATCGCATTGTTCTCATGGAGCCATCTTGCACGAGCGCGCATCGTGTCACGGTCAGGCGAAGCGGTATTTTCAAAATCGCTGTTAGCATTCCAAAAATCTTGATTGTTTCCGGTACGTTTCCCACCCTCATAAAATCCGCGATTAATTTTCCCGCGGGAAAATGGATTTTTAAGAAAACTGAACATGAGCTCTCGTTTTCATGGGGGTTGAATTTTGTCCGGGGGAATAGTTGCGTCCGAATATTTCAATCTTAGAAATTAGGGACTCTTCTCGTTTATAGAGTGTAGAAAGGTCTGCACGTGTAAGCTCACGCCCATCGAATTTATAGCTCTGTGAGCTTTCGACTGCGGTGATAGCAGTTTGAACAGCGTCAAGTTGTTGCCCGAGTGTTTGTGCCAAAACCAAACCTTTCTAAAAGTATGGTGGCAGTTTAGGAAAATCGAAAAAAAAGGTTTATGTCTGATTTTTTTAACCTAAACTTTTTTTATTTTTTATGCTACTCGTTTAAAAGTTCGCAAAATAGGGGTCAAAAGTTTAGTTTTTTAGAAAAGTTAGCTGATTTGTTCAGAAATATCGGGGTAAAGTTCGGATAAATTTTGTAAAGTTTGCTCATAAAGTCCTTTTTCTTTCATCAAAAGTTCGATTGCGATACCGATTGCTACCCCTTTTTTCTCCATTATGTGATCAATAACGCGCATTGTTCTGATTTCAACGGACGGTTTACTCTTAATATTTTCTCTTCTATCCCAAAAACTCATTATTTCCCCCTAATAGTTTGATTCATCGTCATCATGACGCGGTGCAGGACGCTCACGGCGTTGTTGCCGTGATACTGTTTCTATCGGCTCACTCGGTAAAAACCGTATCCCTAATAATTCCCCTAAAAATGTGGTATATGTACCATCGTCCCATAGATGGTTATCCGCTTTTTCAGTGACTTTACGCCATTCGCTTTTTTCAACTCCTGTTTTTGGATTCGATTCGACATGCTTATATTCACTTGTCATCTGTTTTACATACAGATCATCCGTACCGCTATGAAGAGTCATGAGATTATTTTGTGCTGTTTCTCCGTTGGCTACAGCAGCTATAGATCGTTTGATCTTTGCATCTAGAATGTCTTTGTAGTACTCGGTATCGAGCTTATATAGTTTCAATCCGGTAGCTACCGGACGCCCGTTTATATCTTTGTCAATATTGCTCACGGTGTACGGCGTACTCATCCGCTGACTCGCACCCTTTACCGGAATACAGACATCAGAGTTCATCGCGCAGAATTCATAGACTTCATCCGCCAAATATCCTGAATCCACAGCACAGATACGAACCATATGCCCTACTCCTGAAACATCATAATACGGTGTTCGCATGATCAGCTCGACATCTGCCCATGTCTCAGCACGCCCATAACGTACCAAATGTGATCCATTACCATACATAAACGCTACTATTTTGAACCAAAAATGATCTTTTTGTACGTCAACCGCCATGACAACAGCAGCGGTTTTGGTAGGGATTTTCCCCTCTTCTAGATCGATTTTAAGAGATAGAATATCCTCCGGTTGATTCTTCTCTATCTTATCTTCCCACGGCTTACCGAGTACCGTATTGGTAAACACTTTTAGCTTTAGCTCATCATCTTTACTATCAAGATATTCCTGAACAATGTGGTGCCATCGATAGTTTGGATCATGGGCATAGGCTGACCATATATGAAATGAAGCATGACCATTAAACGGACGTTCTGCTCTCCATTCCCCTTTTTCATCCATTGATAGCTTTTGGTTCTCTTCTATTGGTTCTAAGCACGCCACACATTCTAATACGACAGATTCTTTGATAAGCATCCCATTATCATTAATCTGATATCTAAAATTCTCAAATTCAATCATTTGTTCATGACCGCAATGCGGACAAGGTAAAAATCTACGGCGACCATCACCACTATTAACACTTTTATGAATTTTTGATATTTTCAAAAGTGTAGGTGTACCGCCTAAAATATTTTTTCTATTCCAAAATCCTTGAGAACGTTTTTGGAATAATGATACAGGGTCTCCTTCCTTTCCTGCTTCAAATTCCCATCCGTCTATCTCATCCCCCATTGTTACCCTATTGGTTCTCCGTCTAAAGTTACGTGGAGAATGTGCCCCTATCCCCTCCCATATTCCTCCGGGATACATTTTCTTAACAGTTTTTTCGCGCTTATTACGTCCTCTATTATTATGGGTATTCACTCTTTCTCGTATAACGTCGTTATCACGTATCATAGGCTCAAATTCATCCTCTGCATACCCTATGATATCTCCATCAGTTGGTTGGGCGTGGAGTATTGAGCATGGGTCCTGATGGATAAAATACCCTTGAGTTATATTGAGCATTTTTGTGTATCCTACACGTGCCGATTTTTCAACTGACACGAAAGGAGTAGTGGTATTGGTCATCTCATCAAGTATCTCTTTTTGCCACGGGTCCGTTTTCCACTTTCCGGGGCGAGCACTTGACTCTGGAGAGAGGTAAAAATATTCATCAGCCCACTCGCTACCGCTCAAAATTGGCTTTGGTTTAAATAGCATTAAACCAAACGCTGCAAGCTCTAGCTGACGTGGGCTCATAATCATAGTCATAGAAGCTCTTTTCCGCTGTTATGAAGCTCTTCTTTGAGGTGATTGATATGATCAATCAACCAACGGTATTGTCTGTCAGGGAAGTCACTAAAATTGGCTCTCATCTTATGAGGTATTTCATCAAGTTTAGTATTGATCGGAGAGATCATAAATTCTATAACACCGGCTACCTCATTTTTTGGAATGAGTATTTTTTTCATCTGTTCGACTTCAGCTTTTGCTTTTTCACCAAGCCAATACTCTTTTGCAATCTTGACGTCATTTAATTTCATGCTCCCAAGATTTTTTTCTTCATGATCAACGGTATCTTTTGCTCCGGCTGCTAAAGCGGCCTCTCTAGCCTTACGAGCCTCCTCAATCTCTCTCTTACATTCAAGGTCATAAGCCTCACGCTCTTCATCGTCCATATCGGCAATGCTCTTATAGGTTCCTGCTGCAGCAAATAAATCTACACTCTCTGTTCTCTTTTGCTCATTTGCTTCTCTCTGCGCGTCACGTGTTGGATCCTGAGATGATTTTATGGCCTCTAGCACTTCATTGTATAGGTAAAACTTTTTAGGGCTTGGAGGCTTTGTATGATGTGGTATTTTCCCATCACTCGACATTTGGGAAAAATATCCTTTTGTATAAACGATTCCATCGACAGCAAGTTTTTCCAAACATTTTGAAGCTGTGATCAAATCAATTTTAGACATATATCACCATCCCATAGTTTGTTTGGTAAACATTCCATTACTGGAAAGTTTAGGAAGTTCAGGACTTGAAAAATAGTGAGTTTCCGCGAGTCTTAAGCCCCGCACGGGGGCATGTATGCCGGAGGACCCATTCATTTTAATGACTCTTTACTCATATAGAATGCTAGGTTACGCTTCAAAACATCCGCTGCTCTGGATGTCACATTCTCTTGAATGATAGGCAACCCTGCTTTCTCAAACATACCTATTGGTCCAACAGTATTCAGGCGCACGATCTTATCGTTTCCATTTGATGACTTAACTCCGCGTACTCGTTCAAAGATACCGATGTTTCCATTCTTACCTATCATCACAAAGGCATGTCTTAAGGTATGTGATCCACCACTCTTAATGATCTTTACTTTGACTTTGCTCTTACTGTTTTTATTTTTACGAGTGAGTGAACTTTGGATACTGCCCTTATTTATAAAGTTGAATAAAGATACATAAGACTTAGATCGTATAGATACTGATACCTCTAATCCATCCTTTGATACAACTCTATTGTTAATATAACGCTTTAACTGTGATGATTTGAGATTGTACGTTTTGGTAACCTCTCTCTGCCCGGCATTGATACCGCTCGTCATTACTTCTTTAAGTGTACGGTTAAGTGCTTTCTTTGCCACGGATGGGTTTACTGCTCTGAGCAGGGCATCAGCTCCAGTCATATCAACTTTGACAATCATGCAGCCCTCCCAACCGGTTTGATAAACTCTAATGCCCCAACCTTGAATAACTCAACCAATCTCTCAGGAGTCAATACTATTACTCGGTTACTTCCATTCTCAATGATACGCTGGTTAATTCGATCATACTCACCGATTATGTCTTGATCCCCGTGACGTACTTTGATCATCTTAGGAATGTATGAGAGATAGGTTTCGTTCTTTAGGAAATTTGCAAGGTTATAATGCTTAACACCGACTAATGGATCGTGAAGATATTGGACAGCAGATAGGATTAGTATCGATGGATTCATTTCGGTCCGGGTGAACTGCTCAAATGCGTCCTCTTTTTTACCGACGAACTTGGTGTTCTGTGAGTAAATGAAAAAGAGTTCCTGAAACGCACCATCATTCCACCATTCTCTACGAAGTTCCCGCGCGGTATTATCATCATATAGATTAAAGACTTCCCTCGGTTGGCTTTGCTCGTTTTGCTCGGTAGATTCTTTATAAGTGCCTGAATTGCGAGGTTTATCAATGCTCGTTTTGCTCGGTGTTCTTTGCTCGTTTTGCTCGGTTGAAAATACGGCGTGGCTATAGTGTTGCTGATTTTTTAGGAACAAATGATCGATGTATAAATCCATTTCGACTTTAAACTCTTTGATCCACTCATGAGAAGTACTGCGAGATACATCCCATGACTTCGCATAGAAAGATTCGCTATTATGATCTCCGTGCTCCATATCATCCCAAAATTCCATAAACGCGCGTGCTTTTTTACGGCCTGCTACACCGCGCTCACGCTTGAGCTGCTGAATAAAGTCGGTTGGATAGCTCTTATAATTCATTCTCATAGGACTACTATCTCTATTTTCTCATTGTTATCTAGCAGTCCTGCATCACCTGATACGCGATCCGTATACGATGTTGGCATTTTGTACTCAATAATATTTGTGCTGATGCTGTCAAACTTCAGCTCTTTATCATTGAACCAAAGCTTAACCGGGTGGTGCAATACTTCCTGACGATTCTTCATGCACGTTATCTCAATCCCACCATCAGTCTTAGTAAGCATAAGCTGCATATCTGCCTCATAATCAGATAACACTGATCCATAACTTCCCATCTTTCCATTTTTAAGTTCATCCCTAGAACCCTGTACGATCATCATCAGTACAATTCCGGTCTCCTGAACTACTGCGCTGAGGATTGAATCAATATCCCCTTTCTTCTCAGCATCATTATTACCCTTGTAGCTTCGATGGTTAAGCTTCATCTTTGAATCGAGCAATACGAATCGTATACCGTGCTTACGCCACATCGTACGGATCATCCGTGCAACGTCTACTACATCTCGGCTTTTCATCATGTTTGTATCAATAATGCGATATCGCTTCAGATTGCTTTTTCCAGTCATACGCTCCGTATATTTCGCCATCTTCCATTTGGGCATCTCGAAGCTGAAAAAGAGCGTGTCGTGCGCTACCGATGTATTGAAAAGGATTTGTTTTAGCAGGGTAGTTTTACCTACGTTTCGCTCTCCTCCGATATGAATAAGCTGTGCCGGTTCAAAACCTCCACATAGAAGTTCATCGAGTTTATCAACTCCAGTCTTGATAGGCTCAGGAATGACCATACTATGATATTCTTCGATCGCTTTTTCCATAGTGATTGGCATTACCATTCCACTTTTAGTTTTTGCATCAACTAGCTCTAGGTCAAGCATAGCTTCAATATCATCTGCACTGCTATTCTCCTCAAAAATCATACTTTTAATTTTAATAGTCAATGAGAGTAATTTTCGTTTACGGGCAAACTCAGTGAGTTCGTTAATATAAGGTTTTATGTTTGACATACTTGTAGTAGTTAGTATTTCTACTAATACACGTTCGTCAAATTTACCTATTGATATAAGATGCTTTTGGATGAAACTCTCTTCGATCGGTAGACCACTATTATGTAATTTAATTACTGCAGAACAAATCTCTTTATGCGCTGCAAGAAAAAACAAATCATCATCTAGCTGTCCGACTATGTCATCAATTTCATTTGGATCGTATGTGAATAGTACAGATGATAAAACAGAACGTTCAAAAGCAAGGTTATATAAAAGTTCTTCCATCATAAACCCTTAAAACCACTGGATCTTAGCTTGGTCATAATAATTTTTCGGATTTTAACTTTATGATCAAATGAGATAAATGGAGCCTTCATGCATATTTTATTTACGGTTAGAAGTAGATTGTATTTGATATTCATCCGTAGACCCTCGCTCCATCTTTATGCTCATACTGACATCCACACCCTTTATAAAAGTAGCGGGCATGAGTTCCACCTCTCCCATTTGGTTCTTCGATAACCATTAGAGGACTTTTAACCCCTGCATCTTGAAACTTTTTATGCAGATCAGCAATCCGTTGGGATAGATGGTATATTTCAAGTCCACCATCTTGTTTTGATTTTGAAGCCTCAACAAATGTCAAAGATTTTCCTTGACTAAAGTGAGTATGAAGCGTATACGGTGTTGAACCTGCTTTGAATACAATCTTTGCCATCCCCTACTCCTCTTGCTCTTTTTTATGCTTCTTAACCATATCTTCAAAAGCGATCAGATGCGTACGTGTCTCATACGCGATACGTTCCAGATCATCAGCTTCAAATTCATCAATGATCCCATCGTTGAGCTTGTATTCCAAAAATTTAGAGGATAAGCTGCCGGCGAACCCGGCGATAGTGAGTAGTTCATCTTTGAGTGATTCTGAATTTGTTTTATTGCAGTCCTCATTAAAATTGAAAACCCCGTCACATGATTTTGCGATAGCATCGAGTATGATTTTTTTATCGGGTCCAAGTTCTTCGAGCAAAATAGCGAGTTGATCAATGCTAAACGGTTTTGGTGCAGCATCGTTGTATGTGGTATAATTTAGAGCTGTACCGACCTGTATAGTTCCGTTATTACCTGAATACCCTAGCATAGGGGCGAAGTGTTGACGTGCAGTGATGTTATGGCGAGATCCAAATGCGTTTATCGCTTTGTCAATTGCTTTATAAAACCATGGAGTCTTTAAGAGAGGCATTTTAGTCCTTTGGGCACTTATCTGAAGAGCGGCCCCGAAGGTCCAATCGCCGCTCAGATAAATTGATTGGTTCGACATTATAAACATAAAACTGTTTATTTGTCAACATTAATTTGTTTATATTAAATTTTACGCAGTTAAAATGAAAAAGAATAGTATGCTTAAAATTACTGCTATCTCGGTTATTATGATGGGTATGACATCCATAGTTGCTGATAAAAAGAAATTACAAAAGGAGATAAAACAAAAATAAGAGCGTTTTTCTTGCGATGGGAAGCGTACATGCAAGGATATGGGGTCATGTGCAGAAGCTAAATTCCATTTAACTGAGTGCGGTCAAATAAACTAGACCGGAACCATGACGGGGTTCCTTGTGAATCTATTTATAATTAGGGAGAATTAATAATGCTATTAAAATGTACAGACTGTACCCATGATGTAAATACAGAGGCAAAAACATGTCCAAACTGTGGGTCAACAAAACCGTTTAAAAATCAAAACCTCACTCAAGCACAGGTAAAAGGAATGTCATTCTCTGAAATGTCACAATATAAAAAGCTTGGAGGAAAAATAGAGATGGGAAAAGGACAGAAAATATTTTGGGGAATACTTATAATAATACTTGCTATAGCTATTTTTACCCCATCAACTCCAAAAGCTCCTGAACAAGTAGAGGTAAATACGCAGTCAAAAGCTGATATCCAAAGCGAAAAATCTGTTCCAACTGAATATATATCAGCTTTGGCAAAAGCAGAGATGTATAGTGGCACAATGCATATGTCGAAAAAAGGGTTATACGAACAACTAACATCAGATTATGGTGAAAAATTTTCCGCTGAAGCCGCACAGTATGCCATTGACAATGTAAATGCTGACTATAAAAATAATGCCTTAAAAAAAGCAGAAATGTATCAAGACACTATGCATATGTCTCCATCATCAATTCGTGAACAGTTAGTTTCTGATGCTGGTGAAAAATTCACAAAAGAAGAGGCTAAGTACGCTATAGAAAATCTTAAATAGTGTTTTTTGAATATTTGGATGAAAATAAACTATCAATATCTGAACAATGGTTAACTGAGTTTTATAGCCAATATAGCAGCGCAGTACCCCAATGATTTTCCCGAGGGAAAATTGCGCTTTTTTTGGAATGATTGTTGCAATACACTAAGCAATAATAGTAGCGATATTACGAAAGGTAACGTTAGCGATACTAAAAGTTACTATTTATGTACTTTATGCCGATATAACGGGTATTATCTAACACGAAAAGTTTAAAGTTTATAGCAGTGTTTACGTTCTCAAAACGTAAACGAATATTAAGAAGATTTCGGTATAATTCCGCAATTTTTAGAGTATTGCTACTTTGCAATACAACACACAAATTACCACTCGCTAAGTTGGTCATATAACCGCAAGATAATGACCCTTTATTTTTATAGCACGGTAGAAGGACATAAAATGTCATATAAAACACAAGAAGAAATATATATAGACTGGTTTAATAACGCTAGAGATAAGCAAGGTCTCATTGACGTAAAATTTCAAACTGGTGATATAAAACTAACCAGTAAAGAAGAATTTTACAGGGAAGCAAATCACTTTAATGACCAAGCAGATAGTGGTCTTATAACGCCATTGTTTAAAGTAGTTTTTTGAGATACCAAGATACTGCAACAATTCTTAATGATTTCATGGGAATTCAAGGAGTAGTTGTTAAAACTCCTATGAGTATAGATGAAGACTTAATTAGACAAATAGGTACCTATCTAAACTTTAAAAAAGGCAAATATATTGCTGTTCTCCCTATTGATACATCAAATAAGCTGATTCTTGGGAAACTAAGACACTTCTCAACACATGTAGAGGTTTTATTTAATGATACAGCATTAAATCAATGCTGGAGACGATATATTATTGTAAAAGAGTTGTTTCATCTACTAATGAGTAAAGATGATGAAGGTATTACAGAAGACATAGATAAGCTAGTAGATGGTCTTTTTAACGCATCATTCGGGTTTTCAGATGATATAGACCATGAATATCTTGCTGTTTTATTTGCAGCAGATTTTTTATTGCCATATAGCCTTACTCAAGATAAAATAAAAGATCCAAAAATAACAGCTGCACAAATAGCAGAGGAATTTTTAGCACCAAAAAATATTGTGGATCTTTTAAGAATACCTAAACATATTATTCTTAGAGATGAAGCTTATATGGACTTAGATATTAAACATGAAATAATTCCTGCCTAATATTATCTCTGCATCCTCAAAATAACTTTCCCCATAATGTGAAATAACTGCTGATCCTCGTTTGGATCAAACTTCCGTGTCTTATAGCTCTGATTATCACTTAGTATCTCTATCCCATCGATATCCGCCTGTAACCGCTTCACGAGCAATACTCCGTCATACTGTAATACATAGATCCCATCACCGCTAAAATGCATATTCTCTTCGATGACCACATAATCACCCTCTTTTAGTGTTGGGTACATACTGTCCCCCTCTACTTCTATCGCACGGATATTTTTTAGGTTTGGTAATACTTTAAACAGCATCCGATCTATAAGCAGCTCTCCGGTAGTCACTACCTCATACTGCTCTCTGCCGGTTCCTGCCGATGCTTTTACTGACATAATTGGAGCTTTGATCATTTGGCTATTGATGCCAGGTGCTATAGATTCATTTTTAGGTTGATCAGATTCAAGCATTTCGCCCTCACCTGTCATAATCCATTCTCTTGAAACATAAAACTGTTTATTTAACAAATCAAAATAATTTAATGGCATTTTTTTAACTGTACCTTGCTCGTATGTCTGCAAAGTACGCCAATTTATACCTATTATTCCTGCAAATACTTTCTGATCAGAATACCCAAGATGCTCTTTTCTGACATGTATTAAACGGTCTGCAATATCTTTATTGAACATTTTATTGTTTTTCCTCTTGACATATAAACATTAAACTGTTTATAATGCTTTCATCCGTTTACGTTTGCATAACGTAAACAAGATTATAGCGCATCGTACACATTACGCAAAAGGTTTGACAAATATGGCATTTAACCATGAACTATCTTTTTATCAAAACGTCAAACTCGGATTACTCGTTTCGGGCAAGAGTTTTGAAACAGCAGCCAAAGATTTAGAGGCAAAAGAGTCATCAATCAAACAGCGACTGCATGACAAATTAATCCGTAACGGGAAAAGTACCCCCCTAGATAAAAAGATTTATGAGTACCTAAAAAAGAACTGTAACGGCTTCCATACCTACTGCCGTGCAAACAATATCAAAATAGTCTAATTGGATCACACAGCAGTGTGATCTGATGAGCCTATGCTCAAACGGGGTGAGTTGCCCTGAGACCTGACGGGTGGTTTTGCCACATTCTATTTAATCGCAGTGAGCGACAACTTAGACGGTATGGGATGAGTTTCCGATGACAGGAGACTGAACGGCGAAGCAGCCGTGATAATTTTCCCGCGGGAAAATTTGAAGTAATGAGTGTCTAATGAAGCCCATCGAGACAAGGCGGTGGGTTTCACAACCACTCCCCCCTACCCCAGAGTCGAAAAAATAAAAGTTCAGTGATTTTATATTGCAAGGTAGGGGATAGAGCTTTTGAGCATCTGTATGAGGGTAAGGCGCCTGCCCTGATTAAATACTCAACCCGAAGGAATCCTAATGACAAACTAAGAGGTAATGGCCTCAGAGATAGAGGCATTTATAGAATCGTTCCGAGTGATCGGCAACGGTGAGATTGCGGATAACACCGCCAAGGCACTGAAAGCATGTGTGAAAGCCACGATGATTCAGGAAAAAAAATCGACGATTACTATTAAATTGGAAATTTCCAAAGTAGCTGACGATCAGATTACGATGGTGGGTGAAGTAAACCATACCGTTCCACGTCCGAAAATCAAAACAGGGTTCTTCGTAAACAGCCACACGTTCTTGCCATCGCGTAACCGACCAAATCAACAAATACTACCGGGAGTTTAAAAAATGTTTGAAATTATCAATAACCTCATGAATGCATTCAGACCACCAATGCAAGAGTTAGAAGATGGAGCGGTCATTATCCACAACGATTACAAAATCGATACGTCGAAGCAACCGCTTCACTTTAAACCATCCTTGTACCGTCATGTTGTATCTCAGAAGATTATTAACAAAGATGACTACATCGCATTCGTGACAGAGTACAAAACAGATGCTACAAAGCTTTTTTATAACGATGGACGTGTCGAAGCGGTGTTCAACTATATCACGGCTGAAAAAGCGGATTACGGAGATAGCACGGCAACTATGCCGTTGGTACTTACCGATGATTATAAAGAGTACCGATCCAATAACGGCCGTTCAATCACCCAAAAAGATTTCATCCGATTCCTAAAACGTATGGAGCCGTTCATCATCGCACTGGATAACAAAAAAGCGGACGACATGGACATCATCGAAATGGCGGAGAACTTGCAGGGGATCACAACAATCGACAGCATTCAGCGCAACGCCTCGAACAAATTCACCATCGATGCAACGGTCCGAACCGGCAAAGCAAATGTCGAGATCCCACGGATCATCACGTTTGAGTTCCCGATCTATGCCAATGATCGAGAGTTAACCACACGATTTGAAACAGAGCTGTTCCTAAGCGCTCAGGATGGTACATTCATAGCGGAGCTGATTTGCTACAACATCGACCAACTCGAAGAGGAAACACGCCGACTCCTCACACAGAGTATCTGTGACGGTATCGAGGGCGTTAAAGCGTTCCAAGTATAACCCGTGCCGTTCGCGGCACATCACGAGCTTTCTACGAGGCACAGGTTCCCTTTGCGGTTCGCTGAGTCACGTAGAGAGCTTACAAAATTTCCCTCGGGAAAATCCAACCTAAAAAGGTCAAATTATGGAACGAGAAGAAGCTAAAAATTTAATTCATACGCATGTTGGGCAAGGTATCGCAAAAGCGATGCAAGTGGTTGACAAAATATATGATGATTTTGATAAAAGAACATGTGAGCACTGTAAGTTCTCAGGGTATTTTTCTCCTCATGAAAGCTTGGAATGTCTCAATAATGATTGTAATTTTTATAGTGTAGATGTTGATTTAAACGATGGTTGCAATAAATTTGAGCCAAAGGAAACCCTATGATCATCACCCTCGCACACACCAAAGGCGGAGTCGGAAAGAGTACCGCCGCGTGGCATATCGCTCACGGTCTGAAACAAACCGAGAAAGTCGAAATCGTAGATATGGACTTCAACCAAACGCTCTACTACATCAATCGAATGGCAGGAAACCCGTTCACGGTTCACCAACCGCGCAATGTTGCAGAGCTGTACGATCTAATCAGCCGTACTACGCATGACGTGACACTCATCATGGATATCGGAGGATTCGACAGCGATTTGAACCGTGCGGCGATACGGCATAGCGATCACGTCATCATCCCTATCACCCCTGATCGGGTCACTGAGGTTTTAGGGTTCCGTACATTCGATGCGATCCTATCCGAACTCGACACCATCGATACGAAGTTTCACATACTGTTCAACAATATCCACACCTCTACCCGTAACTTCGATAAATTCAAAAAAGCGGTCAAGGGTGAGAGATTTACGATTCTGAAAAGCGCAATCCGGTCACGCAAAATCTATTACTCTACGATGGGTAACGGTCAGAGCGTATTTGACAGTATCGGGAACGTATCGGCACAAAGGGAAATTGAGGAGCTGATCGATGAACTTAGACGCGCTTGACGAAGCTATAAAAGAAACTGCCCCGCGAACGGACGGAACCCAAAACGGAACCGCTGATCTGTATTTGCATGAAGTCTACCCAAACCCCGACCAACCCCGCAAACACTTCGATCCCGTTTCACTCAGAGAGCTTGCCGAATCGATCAAGTCAAAAGGGTTGATGCAGCCGATAGTCGTAGTACGTCGAAGCGACGGTTATATGATCATATCGGGTGAGCGACGATACCGAGCACATCAGATCAACGCATCGATCACCATCCGCGCCATCGTCACCGACCGAGACGATCTATCCATCGACGAAATGGCGCTGATCGAGAACATCCAGCGCGATGACTTGACCGATTATGAAATCGCTATGGCTATCGTGCGGTTATGGGAAAGCGGACAGTATGAGCAAAAGACACAACTCGCCCAAGCCATCGCCAAACCGCTCTCGTATGTCTCCAAAGCGTTCGCATGTGTAAACCTCGACGAGACGATCAAATCGGACATCGAGGAGAACAAAAGCGATATCGGGCTATCGGTGCTCCAAGAACTGAGCCGTGTCGATCCTGAGAAACAGTGCGAGGTCTATGATCGCTACAAAGCCGGAGAGATCAAGCGGGATGATTTTAAAGAGGCGGGGAAGTCAACGGAGCCGAAAGTTTCCCGAGGGAAAAAAGAGAGTACGTCATTTGAGCTTGAAGGTCATGTCGCTATATATCACTTAATGAAGTATATGAATAAAGGGTCTGTGATGTACCCAAATAGAAAGTACAAAATCACTATTGAGGAGATCGAATGAGACGGGTACTTGAATCATTTAACGGTCTCCCAATATGGTGGGCGATCAGAATACTGGAAGAACTACCGAAGGAGAAATTATGTTAGAAGAAACGCTGTGCCTTAGCACGCCAAACGGGGTCGCTATAGATTTTGAAACCTACGAAGAAAATGACACTTATGATAAAGCCTTCAAGGGTGCTATTCATGCGATTCTGATTCCTTTTATTTTGGCTTGGATATCACCAATAGTAGCGAGTGGTTATCTTCTAACTGCCGCTTTTTTATATGGTACCGTTTTTCGTCATAAGTCGCAAGGTTTTTGGGGAATAGTTGCCCTGGTATTTGGATTATATGCTTTATTAGTTATGGCGGTGTGATATGGAAGATCAGATCATAGGGATTATTTGTACTTTGGTTTTATTTGTTGTCATCGGAGTTGCTTCCTATAAAAAACGAAAGTTTGGTGAAAACCCACCAGATGCAAAATATAGCAAGGGAAGAAGATGATTAATACACCAATGCCAAAACTATGTTGGACATGTATTAGTGCTATCGACCCTCATATGGATACTCCAATCAATGAAGTACCGGAAGAATATAACTTCATTTGCGAATATACCCGTAATGAAGTCAAATTCAATGCTACGTGTGATAGCCACTACAGACCATGCCCACAGGTTCAAAAAGATTTTAATGACGGATGCCATCTATGAAAAAGCAACTACAACGCCCAGAGCCGAAGATCGTAGCGCGATACGGTAAAGACTATGCCATCACCCAAGGCGTGATAAATGGGATGTATTACGGCTTTTATAGAGATGAGTTTCTCGGACATAATGAAGCCCTTAGCTATGTTATCAGCTTAGTATCCATCCGAGAGGGTGCAGAGTTCGACATCAACAAAGTGGAGATACTGTGATGAGCACCTATATGCGTGTATTCGGAGCTATGAAGCTCAAATCGGAGAATGTGGCATCGCTTGAAAAAGCGAAGCGGGAGATTGAAAATATGATGAGGAGGATACGATGCCAAATTTCCTAGAACTCGTAGCAAAAGAGCGAGCCCGTCAGATCAACGACGAAGGTTATAAACGTGAGCACGATGATGAACATACGGACGGATCACTTGCAGATGCAGCAGCGTGTTATGCAGCGACTAAAAATATCTTTCATATTATCACAGACAAGCAAATGTTTCCAGTTCGATCTTTATGGCCGTGGAATTGGAACTTTTTCAAAAAAGAAAAACATCCCAGAAAAAAACAACTCATCATTTCAGCAGCTCTTTTGATGGCTGAATATGATCGACTAGATCGTGAAGAACAAAAACAACCCCAAGGAGATACAAATGAAATTCCTCAGCATTGACATTGAAACAACAGGGCTTGACCCACAAAAAAACCAAATCTTAGAGTTCGGAGCTATAGCGATCGATACTTCATATCCAACCGTTCCGTATATCGCTAATTTTAGAGCGGTATTCATCCACCAAGAGCTAACTGGCAATCCTATCGCATTGACAATGAACGCAGAACTTATCAATGAGATCAATACAGTTTTAAAGACTAAAGATTTTAATTATGATCTTCGCCAAAACACACTAAACGGAATCTATGTCCGTAATGCAGAAGAGTTTCAATCGTATTTTGATGAATGGTTAGAGTCGATTAACTTCACCGAGCGACTAACCCTTGCAGGTAAAAATCTCGCATCATTCGATCTAAAATTCATCGAAGCGGCAGGCATCAAAATCAAATACCGTCACCGTATGATCGACCCTGCTATTCTATACGTTGATTGGACAACTGATGAAACACTCCCTGATCTTCAACAATGTTTAGATCGTGCCGGTATCGTTAAATCGGTAGAGCATACTTCTATAGCTGATGCTATGGATGTTGCTGAGTTGGTTTTGAAAAAAATTAACATACCCGAGGAAGCGGCGTAAGCCCTCCTCAATAACTCACCTCCCTGCCACAGACTAAATACGTCCAACCAACTAACACGCACGTATTCATTTTGTGACAAATCAGAAAGGAGCATCTATTGACAAAAACCCAAGCAATAGTAGAGACAGGGTTAATGCCTCCCATATTTCGCGATGTTTGTGAGAAATTAGAGATCAATCCTGACGCAGATTATTTTTTCGGACTTGACATAAAACGTATTCAAGAGTACGTTAAAAATTCTTCCAAAATAAAAGACGTATCAGTAAACTCGACAAAAGATGGATATTCCGTAGGTGAAGCGGCTGATCTATTGGGAGTATCTACTCAATCGTTTAATGCCAATTATTCCCATAAGGCAGAACGTATCCGCAGAGGCATGTACACTAGAGAATCTATTGATAATTTGGTTCAAAAGAAATTTAAAAAATCACCCACAGTAGAAGAAACCGTATTTGAAGATACTGCAAATTTCAAAAAACGCATCCAAAGAGTCTCGGTACATTCAGATCGTGAAGGGGGCGTTATGCTGTCCATACACCTAGAAGGCTTTACCGAGAAGGAACTTATCCATAAATTATTTGAAGTATTCAATTAAATCAGAAAGGATCACCATGCATGAAGCAGCAAAAGTGGCATTAGAAAAAGCCGGATTCACTATCGAAAAATTGCAGAATCATATAAAAGAGCTCGAAGTGGAAAATGCTGAACTCAAAGAGCCTAAAACGTGTAGGACATGTGCATATTCAGGTGCTTATACAATGGGATGGATGCCGTGTATGAATGAAAGTGTAGGCGATTTGTTTAAATATGGAATAAATGACAATTTTGGATGTGTGTTTTATAAGTATATGCACGAACCAAAGGCTCCCTAATGTGGCAAACCTACCCCGAATACTGTGCAGACATGAAACGCCTCGAAACCGAACCACTCCCCGAAGAGATATGGCAAAGAGAATACGCACCAAAAGACGAACCCTATCGTGAACCGCTCATCATCACCCCTAAAAATAGAAACCGACCGATGAGTGCTACTTTGGAAAACCATATTGCCGAAGCCGGTAAAAAGGTTTCACAGCCAAAAAAGAAGTATGCGCCTCGCATATCCCGCAAAGGGTGGACAACGGAACAGATCAAAGCGAGACGATCCGAGAACGTCCAAAACTGCAAGGCGCGGAAGAAATTAAACGCAGTGACTTTATGAAGCCTGAGCATTACTTCGATGCTTTGGAAGCCAAACAGATTTTAGAACAACTAAGGAGAGTGGGATAATGCAAAAGAAATCACATAGCCTAATCGAATCACTTATCAACGTATTGGTAGGCTACGGCATCGCCCTCGCCGCTCAGTTGATTATCTTCCCTCGTTTTGGTATTCATATCTCTATGAGCGATAACCTAATGATAGGTGCGCTCTTCACAGTCATATCAATCGTTAGAAGCTACGCGCTACGGAGATTGTTTAATTGGTTTACGGTAAAGGCTCACAGATGAAACGCCCACTCCTTAGATACTTCGGAGGAAAGTTCCGAATAGCCGATTGGGTAGTCTCACACTTCCCTCCACATCGTCAATATGTCGAACCGTTTGGCGGAGCCGCGTCGGTGCTCCTCCATAAAAGCCGATCATACAATGAAATCTACAATGACAAAAATGGCGATATCGTCAATTTGTTTCAGGTACTCAGAGATCCACAGCTTTCAAAACAGCTCATCGAAATGGTGCGGTTAACTCCGTACTCGCGCGATGAGTTTGATCTATCGTATGAAGATCACGATGATTCGGTAGAAAAAGCGCGGCGCATCATCGTTCGATCGCATTTCGCGTTCTCGAGCAGTGGTGTATCACGGAAATACAAAACGGGTTTCCGCAATGAAAATATGAGATGCAACGCGGATGAATGGATGGATTTCCCCGAACCTTTACGCGATATCATCGATCGGATGGTTGGAGTAGTTATCGAAAACACTTCTGCGATCGAACTGATAAAAAAGATGGACCACGAAGGAACTCTTTTCTATCTTGACCCGCCTTATGTTCCATCGACACGAAGCAAAGAGCAATATAAATTCGATATGACACACGAAGATCACGAAGAGTTGCTGGATCTCATCATCGGGTTAAAAGGCAAAGTCGTAATCAGCGGATATGACAATGAGCTTTATGATTCGGTACTCATTCCAAACGGTTACGTAAAGCGATCGAGAAATGCTCGAGCACAAAGCGGAACGGGTGGGACAACTATTACCGAAGAGGTTTTGTGGATATCGCCATCAGCCCTCGAGCTAAATCACGGATTATTTTGTATGGGAGAAACAGCATGAAAGATCAAATCATTACAAATATTACAGAATGCCCAAGATGTGAATGGGAACTTGATGATGACGATGGAAGTTTTTTTGATGATTTATCAGGGACTAAAGATTGCCCAAATTGCGGCATGGAAATAACATACTGTAAACAATTAAAAAGAGATGTTGGAAATCCATATTGTGACTACGTATGGCACGAAACATTTTTTGAGTTTGAGAAGATCAGTGAAGATGAGGCACAAAATGCCACATGAATACCTCAAATTATCAAGCCTTGCTAAACGCTATGACCTGCATAAAGAAACTATGAAGCGCAAACTAAAAGAGCTTGATATCAAACTCGGTGAGCACTATATCGTCATGGACAAAACAGTGCTGTTTCATGCAGAAAAATGTCACAAATTACTTATTTCACAATCAGAGGCAAAACAAGCAGATGATATCCTCAGCCGACTCTTAGTGTAGTCGGTTGTAAAATGTCATCGCGGTGTTTTTGTCCGAAAGGAAAATACACAATGGCAAAGATCTATTCACGCGGTGGGAAACTGTACATCGACTACATGGTTGACGGCACACGCCACCGCAAAAGTACGAAACTTGACGATACAAAAGAAAATAGGCTCTCTATCGAGAAAAACGTCATCCCCCAACTTATGAGGATGATCGCGACGGGAGAGATACATAAACCGAAGCCGAAATCGTTCGATCACTATTTTTATATCTATGAAAAAAGCATCGATAGAACTCGAACATATCATCATAAGAGTTGGCATAGAAAACGGGTATTGGATCACTTTAAAGGGCGCAACATCGACACGATTACCCGCCTTGATATTAAATCGTTCCTACTCGGTATAAATGCCAAATCGAGATCAAAGGGAACCTATAGCGGAACGCTGATCGGTACATTCGAGCAGGCGGTCGATGATGCAGTGATATCGGTTAACCCGGCACTCGATATCAAACTACCGAAAGAGGATAAGTCCGATATTGAATGGTTTGCAAAAGATGAAGTAAGATTGTTGCTAGAGACAGCGACTGGAGTTCTAAAACCGTACCTAATGATCGCATTTCACACCGGAATGAGACCAGAGGAGATTTTGGCGTTGCAGTGGGGTGATTTCAAAGACACCCACATACATATCAAACGAACGAAGTCATTTAACGGAGGGTTGCAGCACACGACGAAAACCGACAAATCGAAACGTGCCGTACCTTATCCGCAGTTCATAATGCAGTATGTCAACGGGTTAAAAGCAAATTCGCTTTTTCTATTCCCGGACATAAGAGATTCAAGAGGATTATATCGAAAGTGGTATAAACTTCTGACAGAATGTAAGTTGCCTAAAAAGAAACTGTACGCCACACGGCATACGTTTGCGACTACAATGTTGCTTGAAAACCATATGAGCCTAAATGAAATAGCCGGAATTTTGGGGCACACCACCCCAAAAACGACGCTATCTCACTACGCTTCGATCATTAATGCTGAGTCAATCACATTGAGTAAAAATTTTGACCCATTTGGCTCAATTTTGGCACAGTCTAAAAATGATATCTCCTTAGATGTCGCAATATAG